ATTTGCGCCCTGGACGACGGCGACGACCCGTTCGCGGACGAATCATGCTGGGCGAAGGCGAACCCAGAACTAGGGAACGTCATTCGGCCCGACTATCTTCGGTCGCAAATCGCTTCGGCGAAGATGCTTCCGTCGTATCAAAACACGGTGCTTCGGCTGAACTTTTGCGTCTGGACCGACGCAGATCGGGCATGGATTACCCGCGAAGCATGGGAATCTTGCGAGGTCAGCGAGAAAAACCCAACGCCTAACGACGGCCTGGGCCGACGCCGGTCGGTGAAAGAACTGCGAATAGAGGATTTCGCGGGCGCGAAAGCATGGGGCGGCCTTGACCTGTCATGGTCGCAGGACTTGACCGCCCGCGCCCTGACGTTTTCCGACACGGTCGCGGGCGTCCCGCACCTGTTTTCGTTCCTGAAGTTCTGGACCCCCGCCGACACGCTTCGGGTCCGCGCCGCCCGCGACCGCGTCCCTTATGATGTCTGGGTCCGGGAAGGCTGGATGGAAGCGACGCCGGGGAAGATCGTCCCGACCGCCGCCATCGGACTCCAACTGCACAAAGACCAGACCGATTTCGACCTTCAGTTTACGGCGTTCGACCGCTACCGGCACAAAGACCTTGAGGACAAACTAGCCGAAGAGGGCTTCGCGCCCCCGATGCTGGAACATCCCCAAGGCTTCCGGCGCTTTTCAAAGGTCGACGAACGGCTGGCGTCCCGTTTTGGCTGGTATGACGAACGGGGCCAGGTCGTCGAGAATCCGCTATGGATGCCGGGAAGCATTGAGGCATGGGAACACGCGATAATCGAGGGCCGGTGGTGGACTCCGGCTAACCCGGTGCTTCGCTGGAATGTCGCTGGCGTCTTCCCCCAGCCCAACCCGTCCGGGACCGGCGACATCATCTTCAACAAACGCAAGGCGACTGGGCGCATAGATGGCGCCGTCGCTTGTGCTATGAGCGTCGGCGCGGCTGTGGCAAGGTTCGGCCCTGAAGGTTCCGCGCTGGACGATTTTCTAGCTAATCCGGTGATGACGAAATGAGCAGTTTCTGGGGACGGGTCGGCCAAGTCTTCCGTTTGTCGGGTGGCGTTCCCTTTGGCGCGTTCTTCAGCGGCGCGAACTATGCTCAAAAGGACGTCACACCCGACACGGTGCTAAACCTGTCGGCGGCCTGGGCCTGTCAGCGGCTGATTTCCGGCACGGTCGCGACGCTTCCGCTTCACATTATGCGGCGCGGCGAGAACGGGCGCCGGGAACTGGCGAAGGAACACCCGGTTTCCGAAGTGCTGCGGGGCCAGCCGAACGCGACCCAGACGCCGGTCGAATTCATGGAAGGAATGGTCGCGTCGCTGGTCGGGCGCGGCATGGGCTATGCGATAAAGGACACGCTGGGCGGCGACCTGGTTGGGCTTCGCCCTTGGGATTATGACCGCTGCATTCCGATGCGCCGCGATAACGGCGCCCTGTTCTATCAGGTAACATTCCGGGACGGGTCGCAACAGAACCTGACGCCCGAACGTGTTTTCGTTCTGAAGGGCTTCACCGACAACCGCGAACCGGACCTGGGCCTTTCGACCATCGCGTATGGTCGCCAGACCTTCGGAAACGCGATTGCGGTCGAAGAGGCGGTCGGGCGGCAATATGCCAAGGGCCTAAAGCAGCCGGGGTTCTTCTACACCGAAAACCCCGCCGTTCGCCTCGACGCCGACAAGCGCGCCCAGTTTCAGATGATTATCGACCAGTTCACGGGTTCGCAGAACGCCGGGGCGACGATGCTTCTGGAAGGCGGATTCAAGTGGCAGGGCATGGGCATAAACCCCGCTGACTTCGAAATGCTTTCGACCCGGTCGTTCAATATCGAAGACGTCTGTCGCTGGTTCCAGGTTCCGCCGATGATGATCGGACACACCGACAAGATGACGTCATGGCCGGGCGGTCAGGAGGGGATGCGAATGGATTTCCGCGACTTCTGCCTGATGCCCTACCTGACCCGCATCGAACAGGCCATCGACACGCGACTCCTGACCGCGGAAGACCGGCGCGCGGGTTATTACGCGAAGTTCAGTTCTGAGGGCCTGTTGCGCGGCAACGTCGACGCCAGGTCGAAGCTTTATTCGTCGGCGCTCCAAAACGGCTGGATGACCCGCGACGAAGTCCGCGAACTTGAGGAATGGGACGCCATCACGGGCGGCGGTGGCGAACTTCTGACGGTGCAACAGAACCTGACTCCGCTGTCGATGTTGCAGCGAGAGGCCGAGGCCCGCACTATGACAAACGGCGGAACCCCTCCGTCGCCGACCCAGCCGACTCCCGGAGTCTGACGCCGATGCGTTATTTTCACCTGCTTTCGATGATGGCCACGACGCCCTGGGCGGTCGAGCGTTCATATCTGGCGGCGGCCATGTCCATTCTGGCGAATCGGTCGTTTGACCTAGCGGGGCCGGTTGAGCCGATTTCGGAAGATGCGCGGCTGTCCCAGAGGCGCGTCGACCAGTCCCGCAAATCGGGCGGCGCCGTGGCCGTCCTGCCCATCTATGGCGTGATGGCCCAACGCATGACCGCGATGGAAGAGCAATGCGCGGGCGGCGTTTCGGTCGAAAAGGTTTCGGCGGCCTTCCGCGCGCTGGTCGCTGACGAAGACGTTTCCGCGATTATCCTCGACTGGGACTCGCCGGGCGGGTCGACCTATGGCGTTCAGGAATTCGCCGACGAAGTTCGCGAGGCCCGCGGGACGAAGCCCATCGTTTCGCAGGTCAATAGCCTGATGGCGTCGGCGGCCTATTGGGTCGGGTCGGCGGCTGACGAAATCGTCGTCACGCCTGGCGGTCGGGCCGGTTCCATCGGCGTCTATTCGATTCACGAAGACATTTCGACCATGCTGGAAATGCAAGGCGTGAAAACGACGGTCATCAAAGAGGGCGAACACAAAATCGCCGCCCATCCGTTCGGCCCTCTTTCTGAAGACGGTCGCGCCCAGCTTGAAGCCCTGGTCAGTGAGTCGGCCTATGCCTTCCGGGGCGCCGTCGCCGAAAACCGGAACGTCAGCCGGAAAGCGGTCGTCGAGACGTTTGGCGACGGGAAAGTTTTCGGCGCTGAAGAACTGGTGAAGCGCGGAATGGCCGACCGAGTGGGGACGCTTGGCGACACGCTGGCCCGGTTCGGCGTTGCCTCGCCGAAGAAGGCGGCGGCGGCCCAAGCGCGGGCGACCTTTGCGAACGGCGAAATTCCGGCTATAGGCGTCCTGCACGACGGACTCCGGGGAACCCTCGGACTGTCGAAGTCCCAAGCCGACGCCCTGCTTCAGCGCGGTTTCTCGGGTATCGCGGGGGGAACCCTCCCGGTCGAAGCATCCGACCCCATCCCTTCCGCGCCGGTTCGACTTGTCAGCCGGTTCATCCCAACGGCCTAGCCTAGCGCGGGCCGTATGAAAGGCCCCCGCTATGACGACCCCGACCATTGACGAAATCAACGCCCAGCTTGAGCAGCGCGACACCGCGATTCAAGCGGCCCTGACCGCCCTGGAAACCGCCAGCGGCGACCAGATCGCGAACCTTCGCGCCGAACTGAACGCCCAGGCCGAATCCGGCATGAAGCTTCACGCGAAGCTTCTGGAAGTCTCGCAAAAGATGGCCGACCAGATCGGCGCGATGGGCGGCCCCGGCAACGCCCCCAAGGCGTTTTCGTCGTCCGCGCTGGACTCCGACTCGTTCAAGGCCGTGCTGCAAGGCAAGGCGAAGACTGGCCGCTTCACCGCGAACGGTTCCTGGCACGGTGGCGCCTATGGCGCCGTCATCGGTTCCGGCACGACCGGCGAGGGTAACGGCGGCGCGCTGCTTCAGCCCGATTTCCGCCCTGGGATTATCACTCAGGCGGATATGCCCCTGCTGATTCGCGACCTTCTGATGCCGGGTCGCACGTCGGCCCAGGTCGTGACCTATTTCCGCGAAGTCGGCTTCACCAACGCCGCCGAATTCGTTTCGGAAAACACCCGGAAGCCGCAATCCGACGCCGAATTCGAGTTCGCCGAGGCCCCCGTTCGGACCCTGGCGCACTTCGTCAAGGCGACGAACCAAATCCTCGCCGACGTCCCCGCGCTGCGTTCTTACATCGACTTCCGGCTTCGCTGGGGCGTGAAGTATGTCGAAAACGACGCGATGCTGAACGGAACCGGGACGGGCCAGACCATCGAAGGTCTGAAGCCCGCCGCGACTCCGTATCAGACCGCGCGGAACCAAGTCGGCGACACCCGCATCGACACGCTGCGTCGCGCCATGACGCAAGTTTCGCTGGCCTTCTACCCGGTCAGCGGATTCATTCTGCACCCCGACGACTGGGAGGCGATTGAACTGACGAAGACGCAAGAGGGCGCTTATGTCTTCGCGAACCCGCTTACCTTGGCTGGCCCGACCCTTTGGGGCCGTCCGGTCATCGCGACCGCCGCCCAGACCGCGGGGGAATTCACCCTCGGGGCCTTCAATATGGCCGCCCAAATCTTCGACCGTGAGGACATCACTGTCGAGATCGCGACCGAGAACGAAGACGACTTCGTCAACAACCGCGTGACCATCCGCGGCGAAGAGCGTCTGGCCCTGGCGATTCACAGGCCAGAAGCGATTGTGGACGGCGCATTCCCCCAGACCTAACCCGTCTGTCGGACATTGTGTTAGGGGAAGGGCGTCGGCTTCGGTCGGCGCCCTTTTTCTATGGAGGCGCGGTTGGCGCAGAAAATGGTTCGGGTCCGATACTGTCGGACGATGGGCGTCGGTCGTGACCGGCGCGGGCCGGGTCACGAAGTGGTCGTCGATGAAGCGACGGCGGCTAAGTGGCTGGCGAATGGCCGAGTGGCCTTAGTGGCGACCGGAAAGGAGGCGGCGCGGCCCCTGACCGCGTCGGACCCTATGTCGGCGCCCCAGCCTGGTTCCCCCGCTGGTTTGGGCGCTGTGTCGTCATCGTCGCGTCGGGGCCGTCCGCCGCGGACGAAGACCTTAGCGCCATTCGCGCCCGCCTCGCCGCTTCAGGACGAAGCGAACCCGTTTGGATAGCGGTCAACGCATCGTATCGCCTGACGCCGTGGGCCGACCTTCTCTATGCCGCTGACGGCCTGTTCTGGGCGCGAGACGAAGGCGCGCGGGCGTTCCCCGGCCTGAAAGTCACGCAAGCCGCGAGAGACGCCGGGCGCTTCGGTCTGGAATGCGTCAACGTGTCGGCGTCGCGTCGCACAATGGCGTTTGAACGGTTCGGCGAAATCGGGTCGGGCGGGAATAGCGGCTTTCAGGCGGTCAATCTGGCGGCCCAGGCTGGGGCGTCGCGAATCGTGCTGGTCGGCTTCGACTATTCGCTGGCCCGCGGGGTTCACTGGCACGGCGCGCACCCGCCCGGCATGAATAACCCTTCGGCCCGTAACTGCGAACGCTGGCGGGCCGATATGGACGGCGCCGCGCCCCTTCTGGCGGGCCTTGGCGTTGACGTTCTGAACGCTTCGCCGCATTCATCGCTGACGGCGTTCGAAAAGCGCCCGCTTTGGGAGTGTCTGTCGTGAACTACGTCCGAGTCAGCGTTAGCCCCGACCTTCCGATTCCGCTGGAAACGGTGAAGTCGCGGCTTCAGATCGAAGACACGGGCGACGCGACCTTCGACGCGGCCCAGGACGACGCCGTCGAACAGGCCGTTCGCGCGGCGGTCGATTACGTCGAGGCCCAGACCCATTTGACCCTCCGTCCGACCGTCTTCCGGCTGGATATGGCAACCTGGTTCACGCCTGACCCCTACGGCGGCCCCGGCTGGCAATGGGGGCGGGGCCGGGCGCTGATGCTGGCGCGCGTTCCGGTTCAGGAAGTCGAGTCCGTCGACTATCTGGGACTCGGGGAAATCACATGGGACGCCCTCCCGGTGAACGACTGGGAGTTTCAGCGCATCGCGTCGGGCGGCCTGATTCACCTGATGGAAGGCGTTTCGCTTCCGTTGCTGGCGACCCGCTATAACGCCGTTCAGGTGAACTTCACGGCGGGCTTCGAAATCGGCTATCTGACCGGCGCGGGCGATGACCCGGAATTGGCCCTGCCCGCGGGCCTGTCACAAGCCCTGACCCTTCTCGCCGGTCATTTCTTCAGCAACCGGGACGCGGTCGGAACTGAACGGACGCACGAAGTGCAAATCGGCGCTGACGCCCTGATGCAAGCGTTCCGCCTTTACAGATAACGGGCGACTGTCATACACCGGACGCGGGGCGTTCGGCCCCATGTCAGGAGTCCAGATGGCGCGACCGCATGAACTAACCGCCAACCGGGTTCGGGCGCTTTTGTCCTATGACCTAGAAACGGGCCTCTTTACCTGGCGGGAAAGTCGGGGCCGGGCCGTGGCCGGGGCGTTTGCCGGGTCGCCGAACAGCGACGGTTATGTCTGCATAGGCATAGACCGGAAGCGGTATGCGGCGCACCGCCTGGCGTGGCTTTACATGACCGGCGCTTGGCCCGCTGGGGAGCTAGATCATCGGAATTGCGAAAAGACCGACAACGCGTGGTCGAATCTTCGCGTGGCCGACCGTTCAGGAAATCAAGCGAACAAAAAGAAGAACTGCACAAACACAAGCGGATTCAAGGGCGTCCATTTCAACAAACACGCCGGGCGCTGGCGCTCCATCTTAAAGTTCCGCGGCGCGTCCTATTTCCTCGGCTACTTCGACACTGCCGAGTCCGCTCATAGGGCCTATTGCGCCAAGGCGTCGGAAGTTCACGGCGACTTCGCGAGGGCTTGCTGATGGCCCGTCCTGTCTATGTGAGCGGGATGCAAGGGCTTGGAGATTGCATCCACGAAAGGGCCGTCGTTCGCGAACTTCTGAAGGCCGGTCGGTCGGTTTGGCTCGAAACGCCCTGGCCTTGCGTCTTCCACGACTTGCCCGTTCGGCTAGTCGAAAAGCCGACATCGCTTCGAACGCAAGGGAAGAACGCGCGCCGCGAGCGCCGAGCTTATACCCGCGAGCGCCCGCCCCAGTCGCGCGACCTGTTGAGGGTCAGTTACCCGCCCCAGACCGTCCGCGACGCTGGGTCGGTTCTGGCGGCTATGTCGGGTGTCTGTGGCGTTCCGGTCGGCGACTTCCGGCTTCCCATCCCTGACGCTTGGCGCGCGAAAGCGGCGGCATTTTTGGCGAAGTGGCGCCCGACGAAACCGCTGATGATTTTCCGCCCGCTGGGCGACCGGACGGAATGGGGCGGCTGCAAAGCCCGCAACCCCGACCACGACCATTTCGCGGACCTTTTCGAATCCGTCCGCGACCGTTTTTTCGTGGTCGCCGTGGCCGACTGGGAACAGGGGCGCGAATGGCCGGTCGGGCGCGCGTATGACGCCGACGTCCGACTTCTGGCGGGCGAACTGGACTTCGAAACGCTGGCGGCCCTCGCCGATGTGGCGAGCCTTGTCTTTACGTCGCCGGGCTTCGCGGCGGTGCTGGCCCAGGCGGTCGGGACGCCGGTCGCGGTCGTTTTCGGCGGGTATGAAAACGGGTCGTCGTTTGCGTCTGGCGCCCGGTTCGCGCCTTATCTGCCCATCGAGCCGGTGAAGCCCTGTCAGTGCTTCGCCCATCATCACAACTGCGAAAAGCGAATCGACATGGACAAGGCAAAGGCGGCCCTCGGGGCGTTTGTGGCGGCGCATCCGGGGGAAGTCCCCTCGACGCCGGTTTTCGGTGGTCGGTCGAAGGTTCGCCCGAATGTCACCATCCCGCCGCGCGAAGGCATCGACCTAACCGGGCTTCACACCCGCTATGTGAACCCCGGCGAACTTGAGACGCTGATAACGCTGGTCGAGAGCGTCGAGCCGCGGACGATGATCGAAGTCGGCTGTAACAGCGGGCGGACGGCGAAGGCCATTCTTCGAAACGTCCCGTCGCTGGAACGCTACGTCGGAATCGACGTCCCGCCCGGCTATGCGTTCGCGAAGGCGGTTCAGGCCCGCGAAGTCCCGCCCCGGCCCGGTGAAGAGGCCCTGGACGACCCGCGCTTCCGTTTGTTGCTGGCCCGGCGCGGGACGTTCGACCTGACCGCCGCCGACCTTCCCCGCGCTGACGTCGTATTCATCGACGGCGACCACGGCGAGGCGGCGGTTCGAGCCGATCACGCCCTGGCCCTTCAGCTTGTCCGACCGGGCGGCCTGATTATTCACCACGACGACCACGACATCGCGACGGTCGACGTTCGCCCGACGCTGGACGACCTTCACACCGACGCCGCGCCCATCGCGCACGTTCTGGGAACGTGGTTGGCGTTCCATACGGTCAAGGGTTAGTCTGAACGCCCCAGACAAGGAGTCCGCTGTGTGGATTAGGTTTCTGAAAGCCGACCGCCATCGCATCCGCCCGGTCGAAGGCGGTGTCGTGTCGTCGGTCGTCGCCTATAAACCCGGCACGGTCGCCAACGTCCCCCGCGAATACGGCGAACGGCTGGTCGCTGAAGGCAAGGCCGCGACGACCGTAAGCCCGAGAAAGGCGACCGATGTCCCGACTCCGGCTTAGGTCCGCCGCGACCGTCCAGCGCGCCAGCCCTAACCCGGCTGGCGACGGCGCCGGGAACTTTCAGGATGGCTGGGACGACTTCGTCGGCCCGCTGGCCTGTCAGATCGACCCGCGGCCTTCAGGCGGGGAGAATATGCGCGAGGGCCAGATCGCCAGCGCCCAGGGCTTTATGATCGACTTCCGCGCGACCGTGAAAACGCGGGCCATCGACGTTCGGGACCGGATTCAGGAAATCGGCGGTCAGGGCCGGTTGTTCGGCGTTCTGGCGAACCTGTTCCAGCCGGGTCAGTCGACCGTTCGGCTGGTTTGCGAACAAACGCCGGTCAAATCGCCCCAGCCCGCGAACTGGGTCGAGGGCGGCGAGACGGAAAGCCCGCCGACGTTCCCCGTCGGGCCGTAAAATGGCCGTGTCGTGGCGCATCACCGACGCGGAAAGCCGCCCCCAGCGGCGGGCGAAGAACTTCGTCGCGCGGATGGCGGCAATCCCGACGAAGGTCAAACGCCGCCTGAACGCCGCGAACGAACAGTCGGCGGAAGAACTGGCGGCGATGATTACCCGCCTGGCGCCGCGGGACGAAGGCGACTTGATCGCCTCGATTCGTTATTTCGAAGTCGCGGGCGTTCAGGGCGGCGGCATCGCTTGGCGCGTGACGGCTGGCGATAACGACGCATTCTATGCGCGGCTGGTGGAATTCGGGAACGGCACGGCCCGCGCCCGCCCGTTTTTCTACCCGTCTGTTCGCGCGCTTCGCCGGTCCATTCGGAACCGCCAGATTCGCGCCTTCCGTCAGGCGATGAAGGATTCCGACCCCGGCTAAAAAAACTGTATGACATCCCGCAAAACCTATGTCATACAGTCTGGGCGGGCGCGGAACCCCGCGGAACATTTCAAAGGCTGAACCGATGCAAACCCTGACCCAGCGCCAACGCCTCGCGCTTGAATATGTCGGGAGCGTTTATCGCTTTCCGCCGAAGGCCAGGCTCGCGTCCTGGCACGACCTGTTGAAAGCGGGACTCATTCAAGGCCCGCGCTTCGCTTGCAGCCTGACCCCTGCCGGTCGCGCCGCTATCGCGAACTAACCGGCTGGGGCTTCGGCCCCGCCTTCCCCTTCCCCTTTTGAGAGGCTGAAACCATGACCACGACATATCGCACCGACTGGCACGACCCGACCGACCCGCACCGGAACACGGTCGCCGTCTCCCATCACGGCGCTGACCTGAAGGCGGCCCGCGCCACGGCCCGCAAAATGAGCCGCGCGACGGGGTCGGCCTACGTCATAAAGACCGTTGACGGTCAGGACGTCGCCCATCTCCCCCATACGGACGGCGCCGCTTGTCCGCACGGCTGGGACGCCTAAGCCCCAGACGACACGCCCAGACCGCCTAGAAGCCCCGAGGTTCACGCCTCGGGGTTTTCGCGTTATGTGTCCCCGCATGACGCAGATCGCCGCCGACGCCGTCCAGACCGCCGCTTTTACGGCCCTTCAGGGTTCGACCGGCCTTGCGACCGTTTTCGCGGCCTTCGGCGTGACGCGGGTCGGCGGGCTGCTTCCTGTCTTCGACCATGTCCCCAGAGGCGCGGACGGGTCGCCGACGAAGCCTTATCCGTTCGTCGCGTTCGGGTCGGCGCAGGACGTCCCCGCCAGCCCCACGAACGAATGCGACGCCGAAGTCGAATCGTTTCTGGACGTCGAAATCTGGGACGACGCCAGTTCACGCGGGCGGACGGGAACGAAGCGCCTCGCCGCCGCGGTGGTCGTCGCCCTGGCCCGCATCCTGACCCTGACCGGATTCACGATGACGGTTGCGGGAGTCGAGGCCGTAAGGCATTTTGAGGAAGCTAACGGCGTCGCCCGTTCCGTGGTAACGCTGCGTTATCTTATGGACCCGGACTGACCCGGATTAGGAGAACTTACGACAATGGCGACTGAACCGAACTTTTCGGGGCGTCGGCTTCTGATTCGGGTGGGCAACGGCGCATCCCCGGAAGTCTTCTCGCTCTTCTGCACCTTCAACGGCGACCGGGCGATTCAGTTCGACGCGGCTTCGACCGACGAAATGGACATCGACTGCGACAACCCGACCGCCGTCGCGTTCACCGTGACCCAGGTCGACAGTCTGTCCGCCACGGTTTCGGGAAGCGGTCGCGTGAAGGCCGTCGACGTTCCCGACTTTTTCGACTGGTTCACCTCGGGCGTCGCGCGGAACGCTCAAGTCGAAATCGACGCGGTCGGCGGCGTCATGTTTGAGGGCGCGCTTCTGCTTCTGTCCTGGAACGTCAACGGCGGCGAAACCGGGTCGGCGACGGCTGACCTGACGATGAAGTTTACCGGCCCGGTCACGATGGACGAAACGCCGTAACATGGTCGAGAACTTCGAAGCATTGTTCGAAGCGGAGGCGCTGGGGGAAACCCCGGCGCCTTTTGACCTTTCGACGATGAGCGTCGGCGCGGCCCTGATGGCGCTGCAAATCGCGATGGCGCGCGAAGGCGGGACGCGGTCGCAAACGATTACCGAACTGCCCATCGGCCCCGACCTTTACACGGTGAAATTCGGCGTCGGTGAAGCGGAATTCATTCAAGAGCGGCACGACATGGGGCCGCAATACGCCCTGAACGTCATCGGCGCCGGGCGCTGGACGGTTAAGCTTTTGGTCGACGTCGTCTATATCGGCCTGGTCGGTGGCGGCGCGAAGCCGGAAACCGCCCGTCGCGTTGCCGACCGCTGGGTCGCGAAACGCCCTTGGGGCGAGTCGGCGCCGCTGGCCCAGATCATCCTTCAGGCTGGCGTTATAGGCGTCCCCGACGAACCGCCGGGAAAGTCGGACGGGGAAGCGGAGACGGACCCGACGACCTTCCCCGAGGAAAAATCCGTTTCGCCCCTATCTTCGGACACCCCGCTTTCGCCGGAATAACCGTCGCCGAAATCCGTGCTATGTCGTGGTGGGAAGTGAACGCGCGCGTCGAGGGCTGGACCCAGGCGAACGTCGCTCAAAAGACGGAAGCGCCATCGGTCGAAGAATTCGAAGCGGCCCTGGCGCGGGAAGAAGAGCGGCAAGCCCGCAAAGGATAACGGGTCATGGCGAAGGACGTCGAACGTCTGGTTCTGGAACTATCCGCCGACGTTTCGCGCCTAGAGCGCGGAATGAGGCAAGGCCAGCGCATCGCCGAAAACCGGACGCGGGCGATTGAAAAGTCGTTCGACCAGATGAACCGCCGCACGACGGCGAGCGTTAACGACATGGGCGCCAACATTCGGAACGCCATCGCTGGAATCGCGGTCGGGGCGGCGGTTCGGGAGGTCCAGCAATACGCCGACGCATGGACTCGGATGGGGAACCCGCTTCGCGCGGCTGGCGCCGACCAGGCGACCGTCAACGCGAAGATGGAAGAAATGGTCGGGATTTCGCTTCGGTCGCGGTCCAGCCTTGAAGGCACGGTCACCCTGTATAATCGCCTCATCGCGTCGTCGGGCGAACTGGGCGTTTCACAAGAGCGGGTCGCGCGGGTCGTCGAGACGGTAAACAAGGCGCTCGCAACCTCGAACCTGTCGACCGGTGAAAGGACGTCCGCCATCACTCAACTTGCCCAGGGCCTCGGGTCTGGGACACTGGCGGGCGACGAATTGAAGGCCATCCGGGAAAACAGTATCGTTCTGGCCCAGGCTATCGCGAACGAATTCGACACGACCATCGGCGGGCTGAAGAAGCTAGGTGAGGAAGGCGTTCTAACGTCGGCGCGGGTTTTCGCGGCCATTGAGAACGCCCAAGCGGGGACCGACGCCGCCTTCGCGCGCACGACGGCGACGGTTTCGGACTCGTTCACCAACCTTCAGACACGCGCGACCCAGTTTATCGGTCAGCTAGACCAGGCGACCGGCGCGTCGGCGAAGTTTGCCGAAACCGTGAATTTCGTCGCGAACAATCTGGACGCCTTCGGCGACGCGGCGGTGGTGGCGGCGACGGTGGTCGGCGGGGTTCTGGCGGGCCGGGCGGTGGCGGCGGCTATTCTTTCCTTCGCCGGGCTTCAGGCTTCAATCGCGGTAACGAATGCCCAGCTAGTCGCGTTCGAAATCACGTCGGGGCTGGCGACGGGGTCGCTGGGGCGCCTGACCATCGGCGCGACCGCGGCGGCGGGGGCTTCGCGGGCGCTAGGCGGCGCGCTGGCCCTTGTCGGCGGCCCGGTCGGAATCGCCGTGGCGGCGGTGGCGACGGCCTTCGTCGGCCTGGCGCTCGAAGTGAACGCCGCGAAGGCGGCGACGGAGCGTTATAACGACATCCTTCAGGAAAACGCCGAAGTTCTGGCGGAAGCGGCGGCCCTTAGCGGCACGGTCGGCGACCAGAGCGCGGGCGCGGTCAGCGGCATCAACGCGATGTGCGACGCGACCGGGCGACTTTCGGATGAAACGTGGGAACTTGTCGACGCCCAAAAAGAGGCCATCCGAACCCGACTCGCGAACGCTATCGACGCCATTCGCGAAGAGCGTCGGACCATCGGCGGGAATAGCCTTCGCCGGGGACTTGCGGAAACCTTGGGGCGCGTCGGTATCGGCGCGGGCGATGCGGAGACGCAAGCCCGCTTGGAGCGCCTCGCAAACGATCAAGCGGCCCTTATGTCGCGATATATCGACCTAACCATCGTTCAGAACAACGAACGGCGCCGAACAGGAAACCGCGGCGGCGGGGGCGGCGGGGGAGGCGGTGCCGCTGGTCGGGGAAGCGCGGCCAGCGTTTCTGAAGAGGCGCGCGAAGTCGAACGCCTTCGCGGCGAAGTCGACCGGCTGGCGTATGAGATTCTAAGCGACACCGAAAAGGCCGCCGTCGACTTGGCCAAGGTCCGCGACACGCTTCGGGCGGCGGTGGAAATCGGGCGGCTAACCCCGGCGCAAGCGGCGGCCCTAGAGGGCGGTTTCGCAGCCCAAGGGATGACCCTAACCGGCGACGCGAGCCTGAACCCGCTGGACAATAACGCCGGGTTTCTAGCCGAACAACTGAGCGGTGGTCGGGCTGCGACGCAAAAACGATTCGACGAACAGGGCCAGGAAATGGCGCGCGGTTTCATCGAAATCCTGAGCGCGGACGACATCGGAACCGAGATCGGGAACCGCTTCCGCGCCGCCGCCTTCGACGGTTTGGAAAAGGTTCTGGGCAATCTCTTTTCGCAACTGTTCGCCAGCCAAGGCGGCGGGGCTGGCGGCGGCAATATCTGGGCGGCGGCGGCGTCGGCCATATTCGGCGGGAACCGGGCGCTAGGCGGGCCGGTAAGGGCTGGAATGGCGTATCGGGTGAATGAGAACACCCCGAACAGCGAAATCTTCGTTCCAAACCGCGACGGATGGGTCGGGAACATGAAGCAGCCCCGAGGCGGCGGGCGGTCGGTTCAGAACGTCACCGTCACAAACGAACTGTATCTGGCGGGCGCAAACGGCGACGCCGTGATTTATGGGAATGTCCGCGCTATGCTGGCGGCGTCGCAGCGTCAGACCGTGGCGGCTATCAAGGCGGGAGCGCCCGCCGCCCAACTGGAACAAACGTTGCTTAGGGAATAGGCCGAACGGATGCTGACTTTCCCTTATTCAATCCTGAAGATGAAGTCGTTCCGGCTCGACCTTGTCGGGCAGGTCATCAGCGGCGGCATCACGGCGGCGGGGCAACAGCAACGGGTCAACGCGACGGGCGGCGGCCTCTGGGCGCTTCAGGCTGACTTTCCCCGGTTTAACACCGCCGATCAACTTCGCGCGTGGCGCGTCGTTCAATACGGTTCGCAAGGCGGCGTTGAGCCGGTCAATATCGCAATTTGCGACTTGCGACAGGCCCCGAGGCCGTCCGGCTGGATTCCGACTGGGTCGGGCGTTCCGCATAGTGACGACTCGCCGTTCAGCGACGGAAGCCTTTATTCATCGCAGAGCATTGTTTCGACGCTGGCCGCCTCCGCATTAGTTCGCGCGACGACAGTCCGGGTGACGTTCGACGGCGATAGCGTCCCGCTGGGCGGCGAGTTCTTTTCGCTTGGCTATGGGGACGAAATGAACGAACTGCACGTCACGACGGGCGCGACGCTTGTCAACGGCAACACCTATGACCTGACGTTCCTTCCCCCGCTTCGCGCGGCGCATGAAGCGGGGGAGACAATCACCTGGGACCATCCGACCGGGACGTTCGTTCTGGCCCAGGCCGACTCTATGAGCATGGCGACCGATTACGGGCGATTCGGTCAAGGTCAGTGTGGGTTTGTGGAATACATCGGATGAACCTGGACCCGCTGATTCAGGCCCAGATTGACGGCCATTTGATTCGCCGGTCGCTGCTTATGTATCTGGCGACCGACCCGCCCGTTCGCGCATGGACCGGCGTCGGGCCGTTTGAACATCCCGGCGACACGGTCGACACTGAGGGCGGGACCTATCTGGGACTGGGCGAGATTCAGGAAATCCCGGCGCTGTCGCAGCTTGTGAACGGCGTCGCTTCGCGAATTGACCTGTCGCTTTCTGGGGTCGACGCGCGCATCGTCGCCCTGGCCGATGCCGACGCGCCGGAAATCCGGTCAAAAGTCGTCAGCCTCGGGCTTCAGTTCTTCGGGTCCGACTGGCAACCGCTGGGCGATACGCTGTGGATATGGGACGGCGAAGCGGACGTCATTCGAACGGACACGGTTTCGAACCCGGACTTCAGCCGAACGCGAACCGTCAGCCTGTCTGTCGGCTCGACCACGACCGGGCGGCGCCGTCCGCTGCTGAATCACTTCACGCGCGCCCAGCAACGGCGGCGGTCGGTCGACGACGCATTCTGTGACCGGACCGGCCTATATAGCGCGGACACCGAACTAAAATGGCCGCCCTAGTCGGGGATTTTTGCGAGGAAATCGCGAGGGCGGGCTGGGCCTGGGGCGAGCGCGACTGTCTTTTGTGGCTGGGGACATGGGCGCAGCGGAACACCGGCATCGACGGCGGGGCGCCGTGGCGGGGGCGATACGCGACGGCCCTCGGATGCATTCGGACGCTCAACCGATCGGGCGGAATGGAATCCTGTATTGAGCGCGGCGCGGCGCTGGCGGGGATGGTCGAGGGCGAGGGCGAGGCCAGGCCCGGCGCGGTCGGTCTGGTCGAGGCAATAACCGCGAAAGGCCCGTCGCTGGTCGGCGCCATCTTTACGGGCGAGCGGTGGGCCGTTCTAACGCCGTCTGGTGTGCTATCAATCCGCACGAAACCCCGGCGAGCCTGGAACCTTCCCTAATGCCTCAAGTGATCGCAGCCGCCGCCCTAACAGCCGCGAACGTCGTCGGCGGAGCGGTCTATGGCGGCCTGACCGGCCTGGGCGTCGGCGCCGCGACGGCCTCAATCATTTCTCAATACGCGGTTTCCGTAACCCTTTTGGCCGGGGCGACGCTTGCCTATGTCGGCCCGGCCCTGCTTTTCGCGCCGAAGGTTCCGACCCCGGAGTTCGGGCGGTCGGTCAAGCGCCAGCCCATCCCCGACCGAGTTTCCGGGTATGGCCGCGCCCGCATCGGCGGGGCCTATATGCTTTACGAGACAGACGGGACGAACGAAGGTTTAGCCCTGAACGTCTTCGCCATGCACGACGGCCTAATCGCGGGCTGGGGCGACATTTACCTGAACGACCAGACCGTCGTCGTCGGCCTCGACACCTATGTCGAAAGCGGCACAGACCTTCGTTATGGAAAGGAGGGCGACCTAGTCCGCATCGAAACCCGCCTGGGCGAACCGACCGAAACGAACTATTCGGCGGTCAACCTGGCCCGGCCCGACGTCTGGCCTACGGATGCGCGGGGCGATGGCATCGCTTCGCTGATGATGATCGCGAAGGCCAAGTTCAAAGAAAATTTTACGCGCGATTATCCAAACGGGCTTCCGCTTCCGTCAGCGGTCGGTGACCTTCAGTATTGCTGGGACCCGCGCTTAGGGGCGCGCGGAACGATCACCGACGACGCCGACAAGGCGGCGAGCGCAACATGGGTCGGCGGCTCGCAGAATCCTTTTTTGCAGCTTCTCGATTATATGACCAACCCCGACACGGGGATGGGCCTTCCGCTTTCGCGGTTCCTGCCGAATATCGCCGCATGGGAAGCGGCGGCGGACGTTTGCGACGAAGCGGTTCCCCTAGCCGCTGGCGGGACTGTTCCGCGCTATCAATCGGGCGGTTCCTATCTTCATGCAACGGCCCCGGCTGATGTGATCGCGACCATTCTCGGGACTTGCGACGGTTGGCTGGCCCAGGACGCGACCGGCTGCTTTACCGTTCAGGCTGGCGAATATGTCGCCCCGACCGTGACCATCGCCGAAGAACATATCGTCAGCCTGTCCCGGCAATTTTACCGGGAAGACGAACGCGCAACGAACGAAATTGTCGTCAGCTATACCGACCCGAACTTTGACTATACCGAAGTTCAGACGACGCCCTATCGCCGCGAAGCCGACATCGCGGCGCGCGGCCATGTTAGGTCGCAACCCTTGGCCCTTCCGTGGGTCCAGAATAACAGCCAAGCCCGCCGACTGGCGAAAATCGCGGCTTACAAGGCAACGGCGCCGGTTAGCGGAGTCTTGACGACAACGCTCGATGGCCTTCGCGCCTGGTCGGAACGCCGCATTCGGATTCAGGCCCCCAGCGACGGCGACACTATGTCCGACATCGTCGTCGACCTTCTCCCGTTGACCCTGAACCCCGACAATACAGTTTCGATTCCGTTCGTGTCGTCCGACCCAGACGCTTACGACTGGACTACGGCGGAGGAAACCGAGGGCGCGGGCGAAGACACGCGCCCGCCTGATACGGCCCCGCCGACACCGGTCATCGACGACATTCAGCCTTTCGACGTCACGGACGCCACGGCACGGCTTCGGATTTTTATCGAAGACGCGACGTCGGGCCTGACTTTTGTCGCCCGCTGGCGGGTCAGCGGCGAAACGTCATGGACAAACGACGCCCAGCAAACGACCGAACCGGCGACGCCGCACGATTTTATCGAGACGGGTCTGGTCTTCGCCGAGGTTTTGGAGGTCCAGGTCGCCCTGATTACGGCGGGCGGCTTTCAGTCGGAATGGTCGGCGACGTTCGAAGTCGACGCTTCGGTCATCGTGACCTAGACCGCCCTTTAGGGCATAACCAAACCGGACAACGGAGCGCCGACGAACATGACCGCCATCACCGACAAGGCGAACCTCGAATATCGGGACATGGAGTCGCCGGGTTCGACGGTTCCGAATGACCCTGACAAACTGGGAATCCGCCAGCTTTTCGCCTTGATAGACATCGCCCTCGCGTCGCTGGGCGTTAACGGCGCGATCACGGTCAAGAAGGCGACCCGCGCGCTTCTGTTCGCGGACCTCGCTCATATCGCGGACACTTTGGGGGTCGTCTACAATGACGCGACTCCCGCATATAACGGCATCTATTCCAAGGTCGGCGGGTCTGGGTCGGGGTCGTGGTCGCTGACGGCCCTCGCGCTTCCGGCCTCTTTTTCGGCGGACCTGGCCGAAGTTCTGGCGGCGACGGAAGCGGTCGACGCTGCGGTCGTGGCGGCGGAAGCAGCGCGGGATGCCTCGCAGGGCTTCGCGGAAGATTCCGCGGCGGCCCTGGATGCTTCCGAGGTCGCGCTCGCCGGTCTGGGTATCGACCAATTCTTCGATACAAAGGCGGCTGCGAACGCCGGAACTATCGCAAACGGCGAACTGATTCTGGTCTGGGCCGACGAAAGCCAAGGCGGCGCGCGAACCTTCTATGTCAAAGAGGCCGGGGTTCTAGTTTTTAAGGCGCAAGTCGGGGCGCCCAGCCGCTACCATAGTTCGGCGGGCAATGTCTTTTACGGGTCGCTAGCCCCCCTCCTAAACAACACTCCCGCAGGAACAAAAAACGGCGACATCAACACCGGATTCGGTTTTGGCAATATGCCGAACGCTACTTCGGCTTATGCTTGTTCGACATTCGGTTACGGTGCTGGGAACGGAATTACTACCGGGCACTCGAATACGCTGCTTGGCTACCAGTCTGGGCTTGCGATTACGACCGGCATCATGAACACGCTTATCGGTGTAGACGCAGGATTTAACTCGACAGGGTTAAACTATTGCACAGTCGTCGGTCATCATTGCCTAAACAGCGCAAACTTTTCTGGAAGCGGCGCGGTTATAGTTGGCCAACAGACCGCCCGATCTTTGACTCAAGGCGAATATCTAATCGTTATTGGTCGTAACGCGATGGCGAACAGCCCGGCGACCGGATCGACGCTGTCAGAAGTCATTGGTGGCGCGTCAGCTATTTCCTCATCGGTTACACGGTCGACTATCGTCGGCGCGGATATTGTTACCAACGCAGGGGCAAGCGTCACGGACTCTGTCCTGATGGGGTATCGGAACCATTACGCTGCAACGTCAGTGGGAACGACGCTTTCATTCGGCACTTATGGATTTTTCCGCGCCTCTGCGACTGGCGTCACGTCAGACGGCAACACAGGTGTCGGCTGCGAACACGGCTTCCAGGTTTCGGGCGATAACAACGTCTTTATGGGCTACCGCGCGGCTTATCAGTCGTCAGACGCCAGCGTCACCGGGTCGGTTTGTATCGGCCCCTACGCAGGTTTCAATGACCTGGCCAGCGGCGAACTGGTTATCGCCAACACGGACGGAGCGGCAAACGTTCTTATCCGGGGCGACTTCTCAACTGGCGACGTCACTATCCGCAACATCATGATTGCTAAAGGCGATCAAGTCCGCGTTCAAACGGCAAAAACTCCTGCATCAGCGTCTGCAACGGGTGTTGCTGGCTCGATCTGCTGGGATGCGTCATATATCTACGTCTGCACGGCCACGAATACGTGGAAGCGTGTTGCGATTGCGACTTGGTGATCTGGCATGACCCTGCACTCAGACGCCCGCAAGCTCAACTGGGCCATGATCGGCGTGATGCTGACCCTAGGCATTCAGATCGCGGTTCTCATCTTCTGGGGTGGCGGCATCAATCAGCGGGTGGCCAGCCTTGAACGGATCGTCGGACCCCTTTCTGACGGAACGCTGGCCCGATTGGATGAGCGCACCCAGGCGATGAAAGAACAACTTGACCGCATAGAAAAGGCCGACCGCGAATGACCGTTCCGCCCGTTCATCCTTTAGAACGGATTAAGGCGTTCGTCGGCGACCTAGCCCGGCCCTTTGCCATTATCGCGACGTCGTTTTCGGCGGCTTGGGCGACCATCGTCATTTCGTCGAAGGTCGAGAACGGGAATGACGGGGCCATTTTCGCCGGGGCCTATTTTCTGGGCGTCGCGACCCTTTACGGGGCGAAGGCCGTCGAGGCCATAAACACCGCCCGAACCCGCCGCGACGTTGACGTCGCCGCCGTAAACGCAGGAAACCCCCCGCCATGACGAAAGCCCTGTTCGACGCCGTCCGCCAGATCAAGGCCGCGCCACTGACGCAAGCCGACGTTGACGCGGTGAACGCCGCCCTCGCGCCGGATGACGTCGAGGCCCCGCCCGCTTTGCCCGGCGTCCTGACGCCTAGTCCTGCCGGGGTTAAATTGATGCACGATTTCGAAGGGTGTCGGCTTCAGGCATACGCCGACCCCGGTTCCGACGACGGGCATCCGTGGACTATCGGCTGGGGTTCGACCGGCCCCGGCATCGCGAAGGGCGTCGTCTGGACGCAACAACAGGCCGACGACCGTTTCGCCGCGGACTTGGCGAAGTTCGCCGCGAAGGTTCGGGACGTTCTGGGCGGCGCGAAGACGACCGGCCCCCAGTTCGACGCTATGGTTTCGCTGGCCTATAACATCGGCGTCGGGGCCTTTTCGAAGTCGACGGTTCTTCGGAAGCATCGCGCGGGCGACTATCCCGGCGCCCAGGCCGCTTTCGCCATGTGGAACAAAAACGACGGCGCCGTGATGGCGGGCCTGACCCGTCGCCGGGCTGCTGAAGCCGCGCGTTATGGGGCTGCGTCGTGAACTGGTTTCGCGGCCTCGACGCGGTCGTTCAACGGGCGCTGGCCATCGGGTCGCTAGTTCTGGCGCTGGTCGTGGTCGGGCTGGTCGTCGGGTATTGTTCGCAAGGCGACGCGACGGCCCGCGCTAAGTTCGAAGGGCGGGTCGCTGAGACGCAAGCGGGCTTGGGCGCTGAAGCCGCGACGACCACGGCGGCCCAGGTTCAGGAAGAAGCCGACAACGCCGCCCAGACCGGGCGCAATCGTGAGGACATCCTAAGTGCTGAAAATGCGACCGACTCGGCTGGCGATGCTGGCGACCGTGGCCTTCGCGGCGTCTGTGGCCGGGTGTCATACCGTGAATCCGAACGCTGCGTTGAACTGCGGCGCGCTGATAGGGCCGACCCTTCGCGCTGACGTCCCCGGCGCCGACTTGCCTGTCGGGAACACGGTCGGGGACTGGGTCGCCTTCGGTGACGCCCAGACCGGCAAGCTAGAGGACGCCAACGGGCGCCGGGCGGCGGTGGTCGAGATTGTCGACCGGTGCCAAGCGGAACAGTCCCGCCTTACCCGGCCCCGGTTTCTGGGCCTATTCTGACCCGATTTTTTCGGCGACCGACTTAATCAGTTCGACGGTCAAAGCGGGGTCGGGGTCCACTTGCGTCCGGTGAATCAGCCGATAAACGGCGGCCATCGTCCCGCTGATAACCGCTTCGATATCGGCCGGGTCGGTCAGCGTTCCGACCTGGGCGACGATGGCGGCCCAGACGTCGGCGTCGGCAAGCTTGGCGCGGGTCTGAAAGTTCATTGCGCGGCGGCCTCCCGGATTAGGACATATTCGCCCAGATAAAACCGGGCGTCAGGCCCCATTGATGTCCTATAGACCCTGATGTCGAAGCCCTGTTCGCGCAATCGCGAGATCAACACCCGCAAGCTAGCACGAGACGCGACTTCGACTTCGCGGAACCCGTTCGTCGAAAGCGGCCCCTTTCGAAGCCTTTCGACGATTTTTGTCTGACCCGGCGTCATCACCCGGCCCCCTGTAGCGCCTTAACCCGGTCCATCACGGCGCGGGCGACACCCGCTTGCATACCCTCGCCGCCCTGGGCGAACCATTCCTGGTCGCGGGCCAGCGGGAGAATCGCTTGCAGGGCCTCGACGTCGCTTTCGGCTTCGATGTAGCAGCCGAGAACGAACGGGTCGGACTCGGGGGAAATCTTCGCCCCGCCTTCGTTCAGGACGCGGACCCGCGCCCAGACCTTGCACCTGGGGCCGCGCTTGGCGTCGGGCGTCGCGCATTCCCCTGAAGTGAACAGGGCGCGAAGGGCGCCGGTCAGCCCCTCGACGTCGGTTGCGGCTTCGATGGCGTCGTTAAAGGCGTCGAACGCGGTCGCCGGTTCGGTCTGGTCGTGGTCTGGGCCTTGAATAGCCCCTGGGGCGTCTTCAATCGGTTCTGGCGTCGTCGTCGCGATTTCCTCGACTTCGGCGTCAGCGGGCGGAATTTCGGGGTCGGCGACCGCATCGCCGGGGAAGTGGTCGTCGGCATGGTCGGCGATGACCTGTTCGACGATTTCCGGTTCCGCTTCCGCGATGGCGGCGAGGGCTTCGGCGGCGATGGTTTTATTCGTCCGACGCTTTGCCTTCGGTTCAGCGGCGGGCGCGGCCTCCCCGGCTTCATCCGCCAGGTTTCGGATGCCGAAGCCTTCGGTCGCTAGGGTCTGCGTCGTTTCCAGCCGGGCCAGGAGTCCAGTCCCCGGCCTCGCCGCCGTGTCGGACGGGAGCGGGTCGCCGTAGTCTTCGACTTCCTCCCGAATCTGGAACCCGCGAAGAACGTCGGCGGCGCCGTCCCGGATGGCGAACGACCGGGCGCGCATCTTGAGCATTCGCTTCGGCGCGGATTGCCAAGGCCCGGCCTTTTTCCAAAGGCCCGCCGTCTTCGCGTCGTCGACACTGAAGGACGCTTCGGCGGTGTCCCCGTTATCGGGCCGGGTGACTTCACAATAGGCGGTCATGGCCTCGCCTTCGCCTTCCAGCCATTCGCGGACCTTGAACCCGTTCGTTCGCACAACGGCCATAAGCGCATCGCCCCAGAGTGTCGGGCGGTTGTTAATGATGGCGAACGACTGAAGCGACTGGAACGGCGGGAGTCCCAGTTCAGCCCCGGCCATGATGGCGACGAAGCAAGTTTCGGGAGTCTTGAACCCTTGCGGGGTCATCCCGGACTGGGCCAGCGCGGAGGCGATGCGAAACGCCTGTTCGATGTCCTGGGGGATTAGGGCGCCGACGTTCCCGCCGACCGCCATCGACGGGCGCGGGCGGGTTTCGACGGTCAGGGCTTGGGTCTGGTCGTTCATGTCTTTTTTTCCGTTCAGGATTGAGAGGGTTCAGGCGAATTCGGGGTCGCAACCGTGGCCGCGACATTCGGGACAAGGCCCGGCGTCTTTTTCGGTTTCGAGGTCGTCAGGCTGGGCGTCGGCGCAGAACAAACGCCCCTCGACGCAGCGGACCGGCCTTCCGGGATTTAACCAACTTCCAGACCATCGAGTCATAGGGTCGCCTCCCCTGCTAAAATCTGGAGTCGGCGTTCGATGGCCTTCCGGCGCCACGGCGTGACTTCCGCGAACTGGGCGTCGACCTGACCCCCGCCCGGCCCATGCCAAACGCCAGACTTCACGGCGGCGGCGAAGATCGGAAGGACGGCCCGAACCTGGCGTTCGCCCAGTTCAAGGTCGGCGGGCGTCAGTTCGCGGACGCGGACGCAGAACGGGGCGGACTTCTCGACGAAGACAAGGGAAAAGGATTCCATTTCGCGGCCCAGGACGGCGCGGGCCGCCATCCCGACCAAAGCGCCCTGAACGTGAAGGTCGCGGTCGCTGATGGCCCGTTCGATGCCTTCGTCGGTTATGTCTTCGATGGTTTTCAGGTCGGCGAACGACATATCGACCGCGGGAATGGCGTCGGGGCGGACCTTCAGCCAAACGCCCGACTCTTCGTCGCGCCAGATAATCGAATGTTCGATACACCCGTTCAGGATGCCCGCCCGAATGAGCGGTTCGACCTTCAGGGACTCGGCCATGCCCCGAATGCGCGCCAACTGGGCCAGGGTCAGGACCGACAAGCCCGCCGCCTTCGCTTCGCCCAGCCAAGCGCGGCAAGTCCCGGCGTTAGCGTTCCAGGGCTTCGACCGGGCTTCGGCGTCGAGATAGGTTTCCGGCCTGATGACGAAATGTTTTTGAAAGTCGGCTTCGCCTAGCAACAGGTGGTGAGCGGCCCGCCCGAACAAGAGCGGTTCCGACTCCTTGTCCGGTTCAGCGTTCGGGTTCAGATACGACCCGGCGAAATAGTGCGCGGCGGATTGGCTGAAGATGGTCCGAACGCCGCTGGAACTGATCGACGGCCCGACCGCGACGTTCTGATGGTATCCTGTCCCGGCGTCGTTTCGCATCGGGATATCGCGATAGATGCCGGGGCGGCTGACCGGCTTCCCGTTCCATTGTATGACTTGCATCACAAGTCCCCGAATTTCTCGCGCCTTTCGTGGCGCGTCATGGCGGCGATGTCGTCGGCCTTCTGATAGGCGACGACGGCCTGGGCGGCCTTGACGTCGAACCGGCCCAGGTCGAAGTCGCCCAGCGCCTCGCGCGCCGCTAACATCGCGGCAAACGGGACATGAACGACGGCGTAAACGTCGGACACGACGACGGCGGGATGATGGGGCCGGAACTGGGCCAGCGCGCGGATGGCGGCGGCGCCAGCGCGAAGGGCTTTTATTTCGTCAAATGTGTGAACGGTTTTCCCGTCGTCGCGAAACTGGGTCACGACACGGTCGAGAATAACGGCGTCTGGGTGGTCGGTCATGGTCAGCCCTTGTCGGTGGTGGTTGCGTCAGAAACGGTCACAGATCGGGCCATCCCGACCAGAAGTTCGCGGAAGGCGGGCGGCGTATAGATGCGCGCCGTGCTGTCGGTTCCGCCGCCGCGGGATGCGACTTCCCCCCGTTTCTTCGCCTTCGCCAGACCGATGCGGGCGATGATGGCTGGGTTTAACCGGGCTTCAGTCTGGCCCCATTCCAGTTCGGGAAGGTCAACGCCGACCGCATAAAGAAGCGTCGGTTTCCGCGCGTAGTGCCCATAAGCCCTTTGTTCGACGCAGCACGTCCAGCCGCGATAAAAGTCGGCGGCAATCCAGCCGCCCTTACGGTCTGGAAGGTTCAGGCCGAAATGCGCCCAAGCGTGACTCCCCCAAGGGTGTTCTAGGACTCCTCCGTAGGTTCGAACGGCGTCCAGAGCGGCGGCAAAACATCCGCCGTCGTCGCCTTTGACTTTTCGAACGCCGCCGGGCTGACCAAACCACATTTTTCCCCATAGCTGGCACGGAGGGTGAGCGACGACCGGATGAGGTCCAGCGTATCGCCGCGCGTCGCGGTCTTCGTCCCAAGGGTCGATGTCAGGGTCGCCGAAATAGGCGCCGCCGGTCTGGACATACAGAGCGGCGATCACAGAACGCCCGCCATGATGACGGCCCCGACGACGGCCACGACCGCCCCGACCATGTCCCATCGGTTCCAAGTCGCGGGCTGGCGGCGGCTTTCGAACGGCTCCCATCCGTCAAGCGCCACGTCGGCGTGGTCGTCGGGGAGAAGGGGCGGGGCTTCCATCACAGAGCGTTCAGATAGGCGACAACGTGGTCGACATCGACGGTCGGGAAAACCGCCAGAATCTCAACGTCAGCGGCGCCGGTCGTGTTGCCCTTGGCGTTCAAGGCAAAGGAAACGACATCGACGTGATATTTGCCTTTTGCGACGCTGACGCCGTAGCGGCGACCTGTCCGAATCCTTGCGTCCAGCGTGGCGGATTGAAGGTCGTTAAAACGACGCGCGGTTGCAGCGGTAGCCAGTTCGGCGGCGGTCAGTCGGTCGGTTTTCATCGTTTCAGCCTTTCAATCGGGGAGTTCCGCGCCCCGTTCAAACTGTATGACAGTCCGCGCCGATAAGGTCAACGGCCCCGGCGTCGATTGTTTACATTATTTTTGGCGGGGCTTTTAACCCGTCCCGGCGCGTGTCATACATTCGGCCCGGCGACGGGCTGACGCCGCGAAATCCCTATGTTCAGCCGCTACCGAAAGGGCCGACGCATGGCCGAAACCGTGGGCGCCGCAAAGAAGCCGCGCCAGAAATCCAAGTCCGAACGCGACGCCGAAGCCGACGCGAACAACGTCGTTCCCTTCGCCCCTATCCCGAACGAAGACCAAGTCGCCGCGCTTCGGTCGAAGCTTCTAACCGGCTTGGCCGACCTTCGCGCGTTCGACGAAAAGATCGCCGCCGCCATGTCGAAGGTTAAAACCCTTCGCGCTGACCGGAAAACCGTCGTCGCGAAACTGGGCGCGGCTGGCCTCCCGGCCTCGCTGGTCAAGGAAGCGATGACCGACGCGGACAACACCCGAACCGACCTCGCCGAAAAGGAACGCGCCCGCGACTTCGTCCGCGAGACGATGGGGCTTCCGAAGGCCGACTGGTCCGCTGCGTTTGACGGCCTCCCGACCGGCGCCGTCGAAGAAATCGACCACGAGGCCCGCGGTTATACGGCTGGCGCGCTGGGCGAAGACGGGACCCCGCCGCCAGAATGCCCGCCTGAACGCGCCCAGAACTGGTTGACCGGCTGGAACAGGGCGCAGGAAGTCCGCGCGATGACCCTCGCGCCGACCGTCGAAGCGCCGGAAGCGTTCCAGTGAAGGCCGGGCCGACGTTTCAGGCTTGGCTAGTCCGGCGCATCGAGGAAGGGGCGGACCTGGACCGCGTTCGGCGCCAGATCGAACGCTGGCGGGAAAGCCCGCCGCCAGACACAAACGCGGCCCTGTTCGAAGCGATGCTGGCGGAACTGGACAAGGCGTCGGGGTCAAAAGCCCCGGCGCCGAAGAGCAGCCCGCCGACCGAGGCCGGGGCCTTTGACTGACCCAGTTGTTCTCGGGTTCGACAACGCTTCGCGGGTCGGATGGTGTGCGGGTGACGCCTCGCGCCTTCCGGCCTTCGGGTCGTTCCAACTTCCGGTGACGGGGAAGGACGTCGGAACCTATTTGCTAGAGGCGCGGGCGTTTTATCGCATCCTGCTAGATCGGTTCAGGCCGGGCGTGGTCGTTTACGAAGCGCCGGTTAGGGTCGAAAACGCCGCCCTTCAGGTGAAGCTTCACGGCCTACCCGGCATCCTCGAAATGGAATGCGTCGAACGCGGAATCCGGGTCGCGATGGCCTATCCGGCAACGCTTAAGAAGGCCCTGGCCGGTCACGGTCAGGCGAAAAAACCGGCAATGATAGTCGCCGCCCGGCGTCTGGGCGTTGACGTTCAGAACCATGACGAAGCCGACGCGGTCGCCGCTTGGCTGGTCGGTGTCGAACATTATTCCCCGCGCTGGCCCGACTGGTCGGCGCGAATCAAGAGGGCTGAAGATGGATTCTTTCCGTGATTTTCCGACCGGGCCGTTCGGCGCGATTCTTTGCGACCCGCCGTGGGGCTTCAGGACATACGCCGGAACGGACGAAGTCCCGACGACCGCGGTCGACCCTTATCCGACGATGAGTCTCGACGACATGAAGGCGATTCCGGTTGGGGCAAGCGCCGCCCCTGACTGCCTTTTGGTTATGTGGGTCATATCGAGTCACATACCCCAGGCCATCGCCCTAGCCGAAGCCTGGGGTTTTACGTTTCGCAGCCTTGGGCCGGTCTGGATCAAAGCGTCGGCCCCTTATCAGTTAGAATTCTTCGGTGACGCGCCAGTTAGCGACTTGGGCATGGGTTATTGGTTCCGCCAGCAATCCGAAATCGCGCTGGTTTTCGGTCGAGGGTCGCCAAAGCGGCAAAGCGCGGGCGTTCGGCAAGTGGTCTGGGAGGCAAAGCGGGAGCATAGCCGCAAGCCCGACTGCGTTCACGACCGGGTCGAAGCCCTAGTCGGCGGCCCTTATCTGGAAATGTTCGGACGCGCGCCCCGGCCCGGCTGGACCGTCTGGGGGAACGACGTTGACAAGTTCGCGGGGCCGTCGTCGTGACCGCCCTGAAGAATCTCGACGCCGAACTGGGCGTCATCGGGTCGGTGATTTACGACCCCGAGACGCTGACCCGGTTCCCCGACCTGTCGCCCGACGACTTCGCCGAACCGCTTCACGCGCGAATCTTCGCCGCGGTTCTGGACAAGGTTCGGGCTGGGGAAATCCCCGAGGCAAGCGGCCTGTCGACCAGGTTCGCCGCCGACCCGGCCTTCTCCCCAGATTACCCGATGGCGGACCCTGTCGACGTCCCCGGCTTTTTCCGCGCCCTGATGGTGAACGCGCCCCCGCCGCGCGTCGCCGAAGCTATGGCCGGGAACGTCATCGAGGCCGCCCAGCGCCGCGCTCTGATAGAACTGGCGGGCGTCATTCGGGACGGCGCCGCGAACGGGGAAATCAGCGCCTTCGACACCCTGTCGACCGCTGAACGAAGCCTGTCGTCGATGGTTCAGTCCGCGGCCCCGGCCTCGACGACCCTTATCAGCGCGCGGGACGCAGCGACGGCGACCATCGAGCGGCTGGTCGAAGAGAAGCGGACGGGAAAGACGAAGGGCGCCATGACTGGGCTTCGCTGCTTCGACCGGCGCCTTCGCGGGATTCAGCCCTCGCGCCTTCACATCATCGGGGGACGGCCTTCGATGGGGAAGACCGCCCTCGCCCGCGCCGCGGCCCTTGGATGCGCCCAGCGGAACCCCGAAAAGCGGGTCGTCTATTTCTGTCTAGAAATGGACCGGGACGAAATGAGCCTTCGGAACCTGTCGGCCCTGACCCGCGCCAAGGGCCGGGCGATTGCCTATTTCGACATGGAGGGCGAAAGCCTGACCGACGACCAGGTCCGCCAGATCGAAGACGCGAGCGCGCTAATTCCGCCGAATTTCATCCTGGACGACTCCTCGACCCTGTCTATCGAACACGTTGAGCGCCGATGCTTCAGCCTGGCCAAGCGCGGCCCGCTGGCCCTTATCGTGGTCGATTACCTTCAGATCATGGCCATCGCCCGCGCCCAGGGCGTCAACCGGACCGAGGCGGTCGGCGAGATAACAGGGCGCCTTAAGCGGCTGGCCAAGGCCCTGAACTGTGGCGTCATCGCCCTTTCGCAACTGTCGCGGAACGTCGAAGACCGGGACTCTAAGCGCCCCATGCTTTCCGACCTTCGCGACTCCGGGTCAATCGAACAGGACGCCAACGTCGTGATGTTCCCATTTCGCGAAGCCTATTATCTGGAACGGTCAGACCCGCCGAAGGGCGTCGACAAACAGGTCTGGGAAGCGAGAATCGCCCTGCTGCGAAACAAGATGGAAGTGATAACGGCGAAGTTCCGCGGCGGCGCCATCGGGTCGGACCTTCAACGCTACATTCCCCAGTTCGATTACATCACCGACGACGACGGCGGGACCGACGAACTTCCGCCCCAGGCCGCGACCGATTGGCTGAACCCAGACGCTAACCCGTTCGGTTGACGGTCGTCAGGGTTCGGCGCAAATAAGGAGGGGGAGCGGCCCTGACCGGCTCGCCCCCCCATTAAACACCGGACAGTGGAGGTCCAGACGTGTCTGACACACAAAATAGCCTTGCGCGTGGTCGGTTGCAATGAGCATCGCCCTAATGACGCTGGTCTGGGGAATGGACATCGCCCCGACTGATAAAATGGTTCTGCTGGCCCTGGCCGATGCGGCTAACGACGAAGGCGTGACATGGATGGCGCTTCGGTCGAAGCGTGAAGACAAAATGGACCTCTTGAAGAAATGTTCGCTAAGTCAGCGGGCGATTCAGATGTCCATTCGCCGACTTGAGTCCGCGGGCTTTCTGGGCCGGTGCGAAAAGCCGGGGAAGGGCGTTATCTACACCGTGTTTCCTGGGATGCACCAAATGCGCCCGGAGGGGGGTGCACCAGATGCTAGGGGGGGTGCACGTCGTGCTAGCGGGGGTGCACCAGATGCACCCAAACCTTCAATTAACCCTCAACTAACCCTCATTCATTCCGGCGAAGCGCCGGGCGAAAAGCCTTCGCGAAGGAAGCCTTCGAAACCGATTCCCGAATCCTTCCCCGATAAACCTTGTCTGACATGGGCAAGGGAAGAGGCGGCGAAGACTGATCGAAACCTATCAGTCGACCGCGAGGCCGAACGGTTCAGAAACCACGCGCAACAGCACGACCGGCGATGCGCCGACTGGGCGGCGGCGTGGCGTAACTGGGTCGACAAGGCCATCGAGCGCGCCCCCAGCCTTGGGATAGCGTTCAGCCCGACCCCAGCCTCAGACAACGTCGACCCGTGGCCAGCGCGGATTCGCGAATGGCAACGGTCGGGCGATTGGAAGTCGGGCGACTGGGGGCCGCCGCCTGATAGCCCGAAAACTGAAGTCCCGGCCCGATGCCTTGCCGAAGTTCGCGCCCTGAGTGCGTCGGCGGAAATGAACCGGGGCGGCGTATGACTGCGGACTCATTTATCATTGATGGCCCGACCCTTTGGTCGTTCAGCGGCGGTCGCACTTCGGCTTATATGCTTTGGCGGGCGCTTGAGGCGTATGGCGGCACCCTCCCAGCCGACCACGTCGTCGCCTTCGCGAACACCGGCAAAGAGCGCGAAGAGACGCTTCGCTTCGTCTATGAATGCGGGTCGCGCTGGGGTGTGAACGTCCGCTGGGTGGAGTGGCGCCACGACGGGACGCAAAAAGGGACATGGGAGGAAGTCGGCTTCAACAGCGCCAGTCGGTCAGGTGAACCATTCGACGCCTTGATCGACCATAAGCAACGCCTTCCGAACGGTCGTGAACGGTGGTGCACGCAATATCTTAAGGTCTTCCCGATTCACAATCTGGCCCGAAGCTTGGGGATGGGTGAGCCGGGCGAATACGCCGAGCCGATCGGCATCCGCGCCGACGAAATCGACCGCGTCGGCGATGGGAAATCCGCCAGCGAGAAGGACAAGCGCGATCGGCGCTATCCGCTGGCGAAGGTCGGAGTCACGAACCGCGACGTCCTGGCCTTCTGGTTTGGCCCTGACCGGCGCTTCGAAACGTCGGAGATGCCCCAGGGCTTCGACCTGGGCCTGTCCGCGCTTTGGGGGAACTGTAACCTGTGTTTTCAGGCGCGGCGGGCGAAACGCATCGAGCAAATCAGGCAAGCCCCGGAAATTGCGAAATGGTGGGACGCCGCCGAACAGCGGACGGGCGGGCGCTTTAGTGAGCGGGACTCAATCGCGGCCTTGGCGCGAGAGGCCAGATTCCAGACGTCGAACCTAGACCTGTTCGACGAAATCGAGGCTGACGGCGAATGCGGGGTTTCGTGTCCCGCCGAAGCTGCCTGAAAACGGTGTTTACATTCCGGCCTCAAACTGTATGACATAAGCCCCATGACAAAAGCCCCGAAGACCCCCGCCGTATTTGAACCCCCGATTTCGGTTCGCCCGAACAAGGGAAGCGCCCTGGCCCGTGTCGCCGCTGGCGCCAGGACCGGCCCGCGGGGTTCCCTGTCGGACCTGTTGCACGGCTGGGCCGACCGGCACGAACGGGAATCCGGCGAGGCATCGCGGGCCATCACCCCGCCGCCTGAAGTGTCCGCGTTCGACTGACGGGACGACCGATGGCCGGAGTCCGCAACCCGCATACCGAAGACTGGACCCCGGCGCGGGTGTCGAAGCTAATCGACCTGAAGAAGAAGGGCCGGTCAGCGACCCAGATTTCGAAGGCGCTAGGCGGAACGACGCGGTCGGCGGTCATTAGCAAGATGCGGCTGCTAGGGTTCAAGGCTGGCCCGGCGACTGGCGGGGACATGATGGGCAACAGCGCGAACCCCGGCGTGAAGACAAAGGCCCTAGCCTTCGACGTGTCGCCCGCTGAACTGCTGCGACCGCGGCGGTTCACATGGGAAGACGCCAGCCCGTGACCGACCGGGCCGACGCTCGCCGCCGCTATGACGCCAAGCGCCGCCAGACCCGGCCATCGGTGGCGTGGTATAAGTCCCCGGCTTGGAAGATCAGGAAGCGCGACCAGAGGGCCAAGCAGCCCCTTTGCGAATTGTGTCTGGCGGACGGCCTGACTCGGCTGATGTCCATCGTCGACCATCATCCCCCGCATCGGGACGATTACGCCCAGTTTTTCACCGGCCCCGTCCGGTCGCTATGCAAGCCGCACCACGACTCCGTAGCCCAG